ATCGCGAAGCCGAGATGTACGCTGAATACTTCGATGCCGAAGTTATCAGCACCGCTCGTGCCTATAACGCCGTTTTGCGTGCTCAAGAAGAACGCGTCGCAGCGTCGGTGTTTAACACCACAACTTGGAACGGTGCAAGCCTAACGACTGCCATCACTCACGAATGGGACGACGCTACCAACTGCGTCCCGCTTACCGACGTTGAAGCAGCAGTCCAAAAGATTTACGACAACAGTGGTCTTTGGGCTAACGCTTTGATTATCAATCAGAAGGTGTTCCGTAACTTGCGTAACTCCGACCAAGTTGTTGAACGCATTCAATCGGCTGGTGCTGGCGATCCAACCAAGCCTACCGACGTCACGGTTGAGATGTTGGCTCAGGTCTTTGATTTGCCGTTCATCTTGGTTGCTGGTGGCTCCAAGAACAACGCTATCGAAGGCCAGTCGGCTTCTCCGGTTCAGATTTGGTCGGGTGAGTATGCAATGGTCTGCAAGATTGCAACCGGAGCAGACTTCCGAGAGCCTTGCATCGGTCGAACCTTCCATTGGTCGGCTGACGGCAGTGCAATCGGTGGATCGATTGAAAGCTACCGCGAAGAGCAGACAAGAAGCAGCATCATTCGCGTTCGTCACGACGTGGATGAAGTGGTTCTATACGCTGAGGCTGGTCACTTGTTGAGCAACATTACCACCTAATTATGACAAACCGCTTTGCATTGCAGATGGCTAAGACAGGTGCTCTTGGACTGCTACGGCAGTTCGGGGAGTCTGTCACCTATTACCCGCTAGCCGGTAGTTCTCGAAGTGTAACCGCAATGGTTTTACGCGATGAGCTATCGGTTGTGCCGGAACTGGGTGATGTGCAATCTCAATCAATAGTGGTTCGAGTTCTCAACAATTCGACGACTGGGATCTCGTCGACTGAAATTGAGACAGGTGGAGATGAAATAGCGGTCGCATTGAGGCTAGGAGAGACTTCAGTGCGACGTGCTATTGTTCGAGTGCAAGCAGATTCTACAGGGTTCTTAAGGTTGCTCTTGCAATGATTAAATTTGGAGCGGCATTAAAGCAAGCTGATGCCATGCTCAAAAAGCTAGAAGCAACCAGAGATGAATTGAGACTTGCTAAACGTGCTGCAATCAACGCCACAATTAAAGGAATGCGGCTTGATGCAGGACGAATGATTAGAGCAACCATACAAGTTACAAAACCGCCAAGGAGCAAAAAGACACCAAAGAAAATTATTGAATCTCGTATCAAGCTATTCTTCGCGAATCCTCGTGCAATGAGTGACGAGATACCAGGCGGGAAACTGTTAATCAAAGATATCAAGATACCGATTCGATGGTTTGGGCCTAAACAAGTTCCAAAGGTAGTTAAAAAGCCACCAGGTTCAACGAAAAGAAAGACCGGAAAGAAGAAATCGATAACGACCGCAAAAGTTATGAAAGGCGGTTCAAGAATTATCTATCCGAAAGGGTTTGGCCCAAATACTGAAAAGCTTGGCTACACGATTTGGGAAAGGCGAGGAGAACACAGATACCCACTGAAATCATCAGAGGGAGTTAATGTAGCAGAAATAATCAAAAAGATTGGCGGAGAAAAGCAACTCCGCGCAATGGCTCATGTACGACTACGAAAGAACCTCAAACGCAGAATCGACCGGATTAAGTTCGTTAAACCAAGACAAAAGAAATGACCTCAGCGATACTTTCAATACCCGAACGAATTGCACTCGAAATAGTCGAAAGGCTTGAGTTAATCAGCCTCGCGGCTTCGTTCGATTTTGATGTCGTCGATGTCATCCGACCTGACAGAACAGCACGCAATTGGACTCCGAAGAACTTTCGAATCTTGGTTGTTCAGGGTAGTGAAGACCGATTGCCAGAGCTTGACCACGAAGGCAATCCTCCGGCGTGTGCCTATCAAGTTGAATATCAAATAAAGATGTTCCTGCGAGACCTCGACAAAAGCGAAACACCGCACGCAGTTTCGGAGAATCGTGCTGCCGGTAATATCCGCAAAGCAATAACGAATTCATCGGACTGGTACACGTTTCGAGACATTGCACTATTTGCCGAGTTTGGAAGTACCGAACCGTTTATCAGTAATGAAGGCGACCACCAAGGCGTTAGCGTGCCTCTGACAGTTACCTACCGTTCCAGCGAAACCGACCCATTCGAAGTTAGGAGATAATATAGATGCCACTGCTCAAGAGAATACGCACGCTTGCCGCAAAGGTGGAAGCAACGCCAGGTACAGCAGAAGCCTTGACTGCTTCCGAAGGTGTTTTCAATGCTTACGACGTGATGCTCCAGCCGTCGATATCGCTTGAAGACAGGGAAGGCAGCGGCTCATTCAACTACCTTACCGCAATCCCTCAAGGACAATCGGCAACGCTGACTTTCAAAACCGACCTAGCTTGGGATGGCAGTGCAACCGAACCGACTATCTTCTCTGTTCTGATGCCAGGTTGTGGTTGGACGGAAACCACCAACGTCTGGAAGCCACGCAGTGAGGCACCAGGAACCAACGTCAAGACTTTGACAATGGGTGTCTACATTAACGGCGTTCTTAAAACAATTAAAGGCTCAGTGGGTTCTTGGGTAATGACCCTACCGACAGGCCGAATGATTACTATTGAATGGACCTTCACTGGCGTTTACGTCGAGCCTACTGATACGGCAATCATTGCACCAAGCTATCCGACCGACTCACCGCTTCGGTTTGCATCCGCGACCGCTTGCACGTTTAATAGCGTCGCAATGAAGGTCGAGCAGATAACCATTGACGCTGGCAACGAAGTTGTGATGCTCGAAGATGCAACTCAAGCATCTGGTTTCATTCACGGCATTATCACCAACCGTCGTCCGACGATTACCGCAAACCCGGAATCGGTACTGGTTGCAACTCAGAACCGTCATAACATCTGGACGACCTCGACCGCCTACGCTTTACAAATCACGCTAGACGGGCCGAGCACCTCGACGCTTGGCATTACCGCACCGAAGGCACAGATTATCAATATCCAGGAAGGCGATAGAAATCGAATCGTTACCGACGAAATCGAATTTCTTTGCACCAAGAATGGTTCAACTCAAAACGAAGAACTGTATTTCACTTTCACCCCAACCTAAAAGGATAAAAAGTGGGCAACTTTTTAGAACCAGGCGAAGAGTACACACTAGAGGCAAGCTTCGGAAATCTCAAGTGCAAGGCGTTATCGTTTCGGCAGCAGCGGCAGCTTATCAAGCTGATTAAAGAAATGCAGACCAATAACGACCCGCTTCGAGCAATGGACTTAATCGAAGAGGCACTGACGATCGGAATATCGTCTTGGGATAAACCCGAGCCGTTTACCATCGATGCAATGATTGATCTGATGACTTTCCAGGAAGCTACCGACCTTGTGCGACGGATTACCGAAGCGGGAAGGCTATCGGAGTCTGACCAAAAAAAGTAAGAATTGCGGCACTTCTAGCTTGTGGTGAACTATGCAAGGGGTGCGGCAAGGATTGCTTGGACAAGCCAACAACAGATAACGCGATAGAAATAGAAGACGATGCCGACGCGATGACAACTTGGAAGCTTTCGCAGTGTCCGCGCGAATACAGCCGGGAGATAGTCGAGTCGGTCAACGCAGCACAGTTAGCAGAAACGCACTTACCAGTTGCCGGTGGTACGCTCGACCAATCGGCATGGTGGATTGAATTGTGGCTAGCGTTTAAGTCGAACGTAAACCGAATCGAATACGAACGGGCAGAAAGAGAGAAACGCCGTGGCAGACGTTAGCATAGAAGTTAGTGCTCAAGACATGGCAAGCAAGGTGCTTAACGATATTGCCAAGCAAACGCAGGTGATGTCGAAGAGCGTTCAGGATATGTCGCAGAAGGTCACGGTTAGCACGAAGAACATGGGACAATCCCTAGCAAACGTAGGTGCTTCATTAGGGCCAATGAAAGCAAGCATCGGTGGTGCTGCGACAGCGTTCGGTTCACTCACAAAAAGCTTGCTGCCTTTGGTTAGTGTTGCACTGGGACTTAAAGCGGCGTTTGCTGTCTTCGGGTTTGCAAAAGATTCAATCTCTGCTTTCATCGAAGCCGGTTCGCCAGCAGGGAAAGAGCTAGGGCAGTCACTTGAAATTGCATCACTTGCCATTAACAAACTAATGCAGACGGTCGGCGCGGTGCTTGCTCCTGCAATTCAAGTCGGTGCAGAAGTCGTCACGCAATTTGCTTCCGTGTTTACCGCAATCCTCGAACCAGCAATCTCTAGCGGTCAAGGTATGGTCGATAGCCTCCGGCCTAGCTTCGATGCTTTCTTGCAAAATGTCATCGCGGTTATTGCCGGTGCCGAAGTGGCTTTTAGCAATCTTGGTCAAGTCTTCGAACTAGCCAAGCTTTCGCTTGAACTTCGAATCACGAGCATGATTGAGAACGTAAAGTACGCTTTCACGGATGTCATGCCAGCTTATCTAAAATGGTTTGCCGATAACGCTTATAACCTTATCCGAGATGCTGCCGTAGGTGTTGCAACCATCTTGCAGAACCTTGGCACTAACCTCGGTGAATTCGGTGCGGCTGTCTACTCGTGGATCTCTTCGGGTATGCAAGGCGGTGTCGAGGGTCTAATGGGCAAGCTTGGCGAAACCATGATGGTAGGTCTAACCGATGGGTTCGAAGCCAAGACGCAAGCTTTACCTGCGATCGCTGCTAGGGCACTCAGTGCCGAAGAACAGAATCTTGCACTGCAAATAGGAACGATAGGCGGAGACCTCGGTGCACAGTTTAATGAACGCTTCCAGCAGCGTTTAGCCGATATGAAGACGACCGTGAGCCTACCCGAACTAGCACCAGAGGCCAAAGGCGAAGAGACCGCAAAGAAGCTTACTAGCGGACTAAGTGCCGTGGCTGATAGCCAATCACAAATAGCACAGCAGTTATCCGCAACGGAATCAAGACTGCTAACGCGCGGGCCTAGCGAAGGGCCGATGCAGTCAGTCGCGACAGCTAGCCAAAAGACAGCGGAAGCAGCAGAGAAGACACAGCAGTCGAGTGACCGAATGGTTGAACTCTTAGAACAACTTTTAGCACGCAACTTCATCGTGGCGGAGGCAGTCTAATGACCGTGGTAGCCGTCAACGAAATGTGGTCGCGATTCACTAGCGGTGTCTCTCGGCAAGAGAAGAAGAAGTCGAGAACGATTCGTCGTGCTTATCAGGTGGTTCACGGAGTCGATACCGATGCCGGTGACATTGAATCAGCATCCGGGATTCCGAGAATCGGTGACTTCTTTCCAGGTCTGATTTACGTCTACTGCGATTCCATTGAACTATCTCGGGTATCTCCGATAATGTCCGTGGTTGCCGTTAGCTACAAAGGTGAAATCGGGCCGGACGGAGATCAAGATTCACCACTCAACGCACCTCCTGAAATCTCTTGGAGTGATACCGAGACCGACGAGCCAACCGACGAGGATATCGAAGGCAAACCGATTGTGACTGCCAACGGTGAACCTATCGACGGGGTGACGATGAAGATTGCTGATAACATCGTGACGATTAAGCGGAACTTCCTAACCTTCAATCCGTATGTGACCGGGCTTTATCGTCACAGCGTTTCGAGTGATACGTTTCTAGGTTATCCACCGGGCACGGCAAGACTTATTCGCTACAACGCGAAGAACGCTTTTTACAATGACAATCAAAGCTATTGGGAAGTGACAGGTTCAATTCAGTTCCGTCTAGGCATCCGAACCAGCGACGATAAAGCATGGTACAAGCGAGTTCGTCACGAAGGCTTTTACGTTAAGGAAACCGACCCTTTCAATTCATCGCAGATTGTCGTTCAGGCCCGCGACGGAAACGGCAAGCCGGTGACTCGTCCGGTGCTCCTCAAAGCAGACGGAACCCGCGAAACCAATCCCGATAATGCACACTGGTTAGAGTTCCAGGTTTACAGGTCACTTCCTTACAATTCACTAGGGCTAACATAATGGCAGATTTATCGATTACAGCGGCAAACGTCAAGGCAGGCTCCTCGGCAACTCGGGTGCAACTCGTGCAAGCAGGCGAGACAATAACCCAAGGGCAACCGACCTACTTAGCTTCGGATGGGAAATACTACCAGACGGACGCAAACGACACAGCGGTGAAGGCACAAGCTAAAGGCATCGCGGTGACACCAGCATCGACGGACGGGTACTTCCTTCTCGGTGTCGATGGACTGCTTAACCTCGGTGCAACGCTTGCCGTTGGTCAAGTTTATGTCTGCTCTGCCACAAAAGGCGGTATTGCACCCTATGCCGACTTAACGACTAATGACTATGTTACACTCTTAGGTGTTGCCACGACCACGGCACTCATTGATTTGAATATCGTAATCAGCGGGGTTCAGAAACCGTAATGAGTCGCGTCGGTGTTTTTGCTAGTCCAGACGAAGCACGAGAGTTCAAGCAGTTGCTCCTTCAATTGCGTGCTGCTGGCTATGCACTTAATGCCGGTGCAAAACGCCCTGCTGTCTTTGAGGAGCCGCAAGAGTTCATCGTAGCCAATACGACCGGCGAGGCGGTTCCACCGTTCGCAGTAATGCAGTGTATCTCGTATCAGGATGGTGCCATTGAGATTCAGAAGCCAGCAGACCGCTACGGAGTCAACGGGCCGTACCTAATCAACAGTGGTAAAGAGATTGCTATTGATGGCAGAGGAGTCGGACGCAATGTCGGGCCGATTACCGTTCACACAGACGGAACATCGGAAGCCGAGCTAGATCGCTTCTCACCAGAGGTTGATGAATGGTTCGCAATTCGAAACCCGGCAGGAAATCTAATCTATCTTGGAGATAGTTCACTCAGAGATAGTGGCGATTGTGTCTTCGCGATCGTCGATACGTTTCCTCAAGTCATTCATGCAAAGACGGGTGTATCTGGCATCTCGACAGCAAGTGGTACGACGACCAGGCTAATGTCTTCAGGGAATTGCAGTTTATTTCAATGTGATGCTTCCGGTTTGTTGTCTGATTCTGGAATTGAGATAGATATTTATAACTTTACAGGCACAGCTATTGCAACCTCTGTGTTTATACTTGCTAGCCGAAACGAAAAAGGGTTATGGGTGGCTACCGCAGAGGATTGTAGCTAATGAAAAACAACCCCGGCTGTGACTGCTGCGATGAAACAGTAGATTGCGAAAAAGACTGCTGGTATGGTTGTGCGAACGGAACGAAGCCCTGCCCAAATCCTTGTGCGGTCAGGGTTAGTATGCCGACCCCAGACACCGTTGCCCAAGGAGATGGTCCGACTTGTCCGCCATCTGGTTGCACGCAATCGGCTATATGCAATGCCTGCTATTTTCTTTTTGACTATATTTTTAACGTATTCTGGAGTGGTAGCACTGGTTCAGGCAATTGTCAGAACTACACCTTATCATTTTCAACAGACCGTCTCGCACCAGGGCAAGGTTTTAGTACACCTTTTTATCAACCATGCTGGACTGCTGGAAATTATGATTGTCCTTACGATACTTTCCCGACTGACGTGCAATGCTTTGGCGAATATAGCGTTGGCAGAGGTGAGGTGATTTGGAATGTAAGTCGCGTAGACGGATGTGCTGTCACTACGATTACCATCAAATACAACGTAAGAAAAGAATGCAACAACGTATTAGACCCGATTCTTGGAGACCTCACGCCAGAAACAACTTATGAGCATAAATTTATCAAGACGCATTGTGATTGCTCAGATGTTTTCGGTGTGATTCCTTTCGATTCAACAACGTCAACCAACAACGCCGCAGGTATTACCGTACCCGATGTCTGCAACGCAGAAGGTGCAATTGTAGAAATTACCGATGACTGCCTACAGTGTCCGTGCTATGACTGTGATAATCCAACTTTGATTTCTGTGACTGGGCCTTCGTTCAACGGAACGATTGCAGTCGGCTTCAATTACGTTACGGGTTTCGGTGTTGATAGATGTGCTTTCGAAGGTGTTTTAATTCCAGGCGACTGTCCAGATGTGTCAATTGCTGGTTTAAGGATTTTCTTAGATATAAAATGCGACCCTTGCGAAAAATATGACTTACTTTTGATAGCTGAAATTTTTGATGATGCAACTAGCGAAAAACCTGGATTAAGCACTGCCACGTTTGAAATTAAAAATATAGCATGTGGAGAATCCGGAGTATTCGACCTGATAGTTCCTCTTGACCCGGCAAACGCACCGGGAACTCTTTGTGGACTTAAAGACCATGTTTTTTCAGTGTCCTCGTTGTAAACAACGGTTTCGCGGGCCTGTCAAGGTTTTGCCTTTCTTTTGCTCTTGTGGATTAAAGCAAGAGACAATCACTTACCTATCTGGTTACACGCAGCAAAGAGAGGTTCACAGCGTCGATGACCTTCCTTGCCAGCATCGCGGTGAGCCACTTCGGGAAATCAATTGCGGGTGCAGTGGTAAACCTAAAATCTACCAATGTAAAAAGCACGGAGAATCGTATCTAAGGAAGCTACCAAAGATGACTGCTGAGATGGTTCAAGGTTGTACGATGTGCCTTACTTGTGACGACCGAAGTAGATACACTCTTGGCCGTGTTGGCGCGTGTGCTGTGGTTCATAACCGAGTCGGTGGTGTTGAAACGTACTGGCGTATCTTTGCGGAAACTATCGGGCTAGTTGGCATAGCAACACCACAGGAACCGAAAGCTAAGTCGATACATTATCCAGTCTTTGCGGGCGATGAAGCAATCGAGGAACTAGCGGCAAGCGTCGATGCTTTGCTAGTGTGGGGAATAACAGGTAAAGATGTAGTTACGCGCGGGCCGGTTAGAATTGCCATGCATCATGGTTCGCTAAAGTCGCAGTGGGCTAATGCTGTCTTTGAAGATGAGCTTCGATGGTGCGAAAGAGCCGTCGCGATCAACGAAGATGTCGCAAAGCACTACGGCGTTGAGTACATCCCCAACGCTGTCGATATTGCCAAGGTCGAGAATGTTTTGCGTCCCTATCAAGCAAAGAAAATAGTTGCGTGGTTGCACCGTGACGCACAGGAAAAAAGACCGCATCTAGCTAGGCGGATTGCAGAAGCATTGCCAGATGGCTGGATAATGATTGCCAGCTTGCCAACTGAGCGATCGACTAGGAAACTACACGCAATCGGGCAAGTTGATGACGTGCCATACTGGTTATCGGTAGCAGATGTCTTTATATCGACTGCTGACCAGGAAGGATTCGGTTTATCAATTGCCGAGGCTATGGCGTGCCGTGTGCCGGTGGTGTCATCGCCGTTTGGGTTAGCGGAGAATGCGGAACTTGTTGAGCAAGTCGATTCGGAAGAAGTCTCGGAATGGGTCGCAGCGATTGAACGTGCAGGGCCGAAAGTTGACTTTGCGGAAAGTTACATAAGACGCAATCACTCCCCGGCAGTCATTGCAGAAAAGTGGAAACAAATCCTAGACCAATGGTGTCCCGGTAAGTAGTATAGGAAACATGAGCACTATCATCGAACTAACAGCCGCCGAAGTTGCGGTAATCTTGAAACTGAAGCCGGACACTGTTCGAAAGCATGTCCAGCGGGGGCTACTTCGTCCGAGTCGCAAAGTCGGGCAAGCTTATCTATTTACCTCTTCTGAGGTACGCCGATTCCAAAAAGACCGGAAAAAGCCGGGCCGAAGCTAGGAAAAAGAATTTCTTAGAAAATACTAAACTCACGTTGCAATTGTCCCGATACTAAGTACAATTACACGGGTCGAGACGAGAAATGAAACACTTTTGGGAGTAAACGAAATGAACCTACCAACCATGCAACAGGCAATCGAATCAGCAAACAACTTGATGAAAAATGATAAATCAATCGTATCGGTTGAAATTGAGTTTGTGACTGAAGCAGGTCACAAGATGATTGCAGAATGGAATGGATCGATCAGCAATGTAAGGCTTCATGGTTAATTCTGACTCGCCTCCTGCCGGGATCGGCTCCGGCTTTTTCAATTTTTTTGGGAGTAGAGACAATGACAACTGAAATTACTGAAGTTTGCATTTATTGGGATAGCCAAGATCGCAACAATGAAGGCTGGGCCTACAAAGCCAGCATCGGTAATCGACTCGTAGCTTGCCAAGGCATCGAGGCTGACACGCTCGCCGCAGCAATTGAAGCGACTATCTGGGAGTTGGATTTGCCGCTTACAGTCGATGACTTCGGGTGCGGTGAGCTAGAAGCGGCCTGGGCTAAGATTGTGGACTAGTTTTTTGTTTTCGCCTTCCGCCGGGATAGGCTCCGGCTTTTTCACTTAGGAGTAATAGAGATGACAGTCAGAGAAACGCTTGCCGCATTGAAGCTACTAAAGAAGCACGTCGCATATACACAGGTAAATCGATGTGCAATGCAGAAGAGAGCCAAAGTTGTCTTGCGAAATTGCGTCACAGCACACTTTTTGCGCGGTGGAAAAATGACGTTTTACTCGCTTGATGGTGTTAAGGATTACATCGAGTGCAACTTGGTAGAGCAAGAAGCAGGGGCTAACGCATGATTTGGTTCTGGCTCTTAGTCGTCATTTTCGGAATCGCATTTTCTCAGGAGTGGTACAAAGCATGGAAAGCGTAAATAAGCACGGACGTTTGATTCTCGGTTTTGGTGTTGGTGATTCAGTGCAGGTAGGAGATTGTCTCGTAACGGTTCATTTAATCAAAGGCAATCGCGTTCGATTGATGTTTCAAGCACCTCCGGAGGTTCCGATAACCAGAACAAACGCAATCAGGAAGGAGCCTCGACGTGTACCAAAAGACGGGTAAGTGCCGAGATTGCGGTGTCGATATCGGCAGGCATTGCTTGCGGTGTAAAGGTTGTGCGACTCGCGAACGCAACCGACTTAAACGAGCGTGCCGTGAACGTAACGAAGAAAGCTACGTTCCGGCTTGGCGGTGTCCGAAGTGTGGCAACAAGATACGAACCGAAGTCTGCTATGGCTGCGAAGTCGAGCAGAAGCAGGAAGCGCTGGTGTGGGCAAGAAAACTTTTCCTTGGAGTAAACAGTCGTGAGAACTTATTCGGAACGGTCGGCATACGAAAACCTAAGGGCCGTAAGCCAAAGCGAGTTAAAGGTACTACAAAGAAGTCCAAGAAGATTTCAGGCGCAGTACATTCTAAAGACACTTCAGGTTGAACCGTCGGACGCAATGGAGTTCGGTTCGCTCGTGCACACGATGACCTTGCAACCGCATCTAGTCAACGAGCAGTATGTGTCAATTCCTGCCGATGCCTTAACGTCAAATGGTCAGAGAAGAGGCAAGGCATGGGAGCAGTTCGTCGTAGACAATGCGGACAAAACGCCGGTGCGTGAATCTGACTTTCGTCGTGCAACTACTATCGCGGAATCAGTCTGGCAGCATCCATTCTTTCAGCTAGCGTCTGAGTGGGTCGAGCACGTCGAAAAGCCGATAGCTTGGATTGACCCGGATGCCGAGGTGGCCTGCAAAGGGATACCGGATATTGTCTGTTCGAACGAATGGATCATTGACCTGAAGACAACCAACGACCTTACGGGATTCTTGCAGGGTCAAGATGTTCTGACTTCGAGCAAGATTGCCGAGTTTGGATACCATATTCAAGCAGCGTTCTATTTGCGTGGTGCAACGCAGTTTTATGGCTCGCCAAAGACTCGGTTTGCTTTGCTTGTTGTGGAAACACAATTACCTCACCGGGTGTATGCGATTGAACTAAGCCAAGCAGCAATCTTTGCGGGCGAAGGAACGATGGTTAGGCTCTTGCGTGAATACAAGCAACGCATTGAGTCGAACGATTGGTCGGAGGAAGGCGAGAATCATTTACTTCAGGTGGGTTTGCCGAGTTGGGCGTTATAGTTTTAAAGAGGTTACAAAATGAGTACAGAGTTAATCGCAGCACAAGAGTTTGACTTACAACAGCGACGAGCGAACGCATTATCGAAATCGACGCTTATTCCAAAGGACTTTCAAGCCAACGTATCAAACTGCATGATTGCACTTGATATTGCTGACTCGTTAGGGATGAAACCGCTTCCGGTGCTTCAGAACCTTTATATCGTTCACGGCAAGCCAGCATGGTCTAGCCAGTTCCTTATTGCAGCATTCAACCAGTGCGGTAAGTTCTCTGGTATCACGTACACTTTTGTTGGCGATCCTGCCAGCGACAACTACGGTTGTTTTGCCAAGGCGATTGACCTTCGAACTGGCGAACTTTTGCAAGGGCCACTAGTGACAATTGCCATCGCCAAGAAAGAAGGGTGGTACTCGAAATCGGGTAGCAAGTGGCAGACGATGCCGGAACTCATGATGCGTTACCGAGCCGCGACCTTTCTTGTCCGAACAACAGCACCCGAACTTACAATGGGTCTACCGATGCAAGAAGAGATGGAAGATATTCAACCAGTGAAGACGGTAACGATTGAATCTCTTCGTCAGCAGCAGAAAATTGGGTCGGTGATTGAGGTAGCCGAGCCTATCACGGAAGATGTCGTTGGTGGCAATCTGTGAGTGCCTGGTGATTCATAGCACCTAACCACAGACTAGCAGAGATACTCCCCTGCTCGCGGTTGTCCCGATGCGGTATTCGGGGCGTTTTACTCTTTTAGAAAGGATACAAACGTGAAAGCATGGATTTTGATTGCAGCGAGTTTCGTTGTCGGTTGTCTCGCACAAGCAGCGTTCGCACAAGAAAAGATAAAATTAAGTTACAAATCCGATACCGTCTTGCCGATAACCTTCAAAGGTTGCGAAGGTGTGGAATCGCAAGGTAGCTGTACGGTGATTGAGCGTTCGCTTGTTTTGACAGCGGCGCACGTTGTTGGAG